TTGCCTTATACTGATTCCATTTAAAATCCTTAGACTTGCCAACAATATTTTCTTTAACATTTTCTTCAATATCTCCTCCGGTATATTTATCTTCATCTTTATTTTCCTTAACTTCGTTTATCGCTTCATAGTTAAGGCATAAAGCAGAAGAACTGCCCTCATATTTCACTATTTCGCTAAAAGGGTTAAATAACACGTTAGAGCAATATGAGTTTATGTTAAAAATGAGTCTAAACTTATTGCTGTTAGACCTTTCATTAACATAGACATCATATGAATCAAGAACAGCATTAATATTCTCACCCGGCAATATTTTTTTGTCACCGGATAAGTTAATATTTAACGACACGTTTTTATTAACAGATTTTTTATTTACCGCGCTGTTAAGTAATATCTTGTCAGTTGTCTCCATTTTTAACCGTATATTGTTGTTTCAAAATGATAAACTAAGTTATTTTTAGCCTTAAGGAATACTTTGAGGCTTCCAACGCCACCACATTTTTCAATTATGTTACGATGCTTTGACATTATCATTGTTACAGTGGTAGTATCCCCATTAGTCACCACACTTGATGCCTCCCCAAGTTTATACTGCTCATCATCACCTCCATATGATACTCTGAAGCAAGCATCTGATAGCATACATGTGAGATACCTTGAAGTAATATTAAACTCAAATATATCATGTTCCGTTGTGCCAGAGCCTTCTTGGTATGTATCTTCAGAATATGTACCTCCACTTCCATCAGGTATATCTACAGTACCGGTGGTTTCCACGTCTATGCTGTAAGATGAAACCCCTCTATGAACAGAACTAAAATTAATATCCTCAACATCATATACAGTTGACATATTAATAGTCCTTAACTTCTTTGATAACGAATCAGCAAACATACTCTTATATATTCTGTCAAACATGATGCATAAGAACTTGTTTCCGCTTATATCCTTGTTGATGGAAATTTCAGTTTTTTTGAATGCTTCTGACTCCATAAAGTCTTGGCTATATCCAGTTATTTCTTCGGAATGTGTGGAATCTGTTACATATGCTTTTAACCCGTCAAATCCTCCGCTATCCCATTTCTTTATTGTTTTCATGACGGTATGTGAAGAATCATCTTTTAATAACCTTAACTTTATAGTATCATCGTTATTAATGAAACTCTTAAAGTTATCAGTACCATTAGACACTATTTTAAACTTAAGTTTAAACCTGCTAGCAGGGCCTCCACCTACATTGTAAAGAACGTTCCAATCTCCACGCTGACACATTATTTCAAAATCATCAACAATAGGAACTACCAAATCACCCGTTTCCAAAGTATATGACACAGTTTCACTTGGAACAGCACCAGCCTCCATTTTCGTCTGAGTGTACTGAATGTTTATTCCATTGTAACCACAACTTATGGTAGTGAATGTATATGTGTCACCATAAGGTATGTTACCAAACGTAAGCCACCTTTTTGATGGATAACCATTCAGCGTTCCGTTATAATAGCCAAAATTCTTAAATGCTGAAGATGATATGGAATCCCCAACAAAATGCGTTAGTGTAGATTCATCACATGTTGCCGTGCCGATAGGTCTTGATGAATATCTATATTCATTTCTTAAGTCAATATATTTGTTTGAACCATATATTAACTTACTATCGTAGAACCTTTTTGGCGATGAGGTGTTATAAATTATCTTTCCGCCAGTTTCATCATCATCTTTGGTATAATTGTACTCGGTTTCTTCTTCTTGTGTCACTATAGATTTGATGATGTCATCAAGGTATAGCATTTCGATACCATTGTAAGTCAAACCTGATATTTTACCATTAGCCCATTCTCCACCGTCCATACACTCAGGTATATCATAAGGAGTAAAGTATATCATATCATAGTCAAACCTTCTGTCAATGAATTCAGTACGGAAATATCTCAAATCCTCTTCACCATTGCAGTCGGCCGGATTATATGTATAAACTTGGGTCATCAGTTCATCCTTTTCGTCAAAAGGGCATAAACCGGCTGAGCATTTAAACAAATCATGTGTTTTTGCCGGTATTTTAGAATAATCCTTAATAGACATATCTTGCCAACAGTCTTCATCAGGTATCAAGTTAGCAAGGTTAGAGAAACCAGCCACATGGTTTCCTGCTGTATTCACCCTATTTTTATACTTTGGATTGAAATCATATAATCCGCCACCTCCTGATAATGAATCTTTTACAGAACCCCATTTAGGAAATTTAGTTTCCTTATCGACATACACATAGTTTTCTGATACTATATTTGCATTTGGAGGAGTACATTGTGTGGAATTGACTTCATATGTCATGATATCGCCGGGTTTTCCACCGAATTCACTTTCTATTTCGCTGCTATCCGCTTTAAACTTATCATATTGCGGGAATGCAGTTCTGATGAGTTTTTCACCTTCCCCACCATCCAAATCAAACGTATAAGTGTTATTATCGACAGATGTCACATATGCCGCATTGGATAAATCAAACATAAACGTGAACTTAGCCTTGAGGATATCCATAACACCGGTATCGACGAAATCATTGTCCCAAAATAGTTTATGCTCATCTGTCATTGGGGTCTTAAACACATCGGCATATGTGTCAGGTATGTGCACGCCAAACCAACCATAGTTTTGTTGCTCATCTATTTTCTTTATCTGATTAGCCGTCTTATTTGTTGGGTCATAATAATAGAAATTCCTATTATACTTACTTGGTGTATCTTCCTCAATGCCAATCATATACTTTAATGGAACATCATTCACATATAGTTCCAACATTCTTTCATCCTCTACATTTACATTAAAGAATGACATGTTTTCAGTACTTCCATCTGGACATTCTTCATATATTTTGATATTATATTTTGAAGGTCTATAAATGTTAATCTGATTTATGCCATTATGCTCAGGAACAATAGTTTTTCCACATGCTCCATCTTCGCATGGACATGCATAGTCAAAGAATTCATCACCATTTGTAGGCTGAATTACCAACTTAATATTAGTTCCATTAAGCGTATATTTACCATTTGACCCACTTATGGATGTAATCTTATACTCCCTCTCATATAGAACATAGGCATCAAGTATCAGTTGGCCATAGTAGTTATCCTCCTTGGAACAAATATCACAACATGGCTGTCCTCTAAACTCTGTGAGTATTTTTCTCTCCACATGAGTTTTTAAGCCAATCTTCTGATATGAAATAGCAACATCATCAGTTATGCTATTGCCATAAGCATCAGTTATAATATATGTATATTTTCCGTTTGTTAATCCGGTAAACTCTGTATACAAGCCATAAAGATTTTCTCTCTCTTCAATAGTATTACCATTTAAAACGAGTTTAATACTATAAGGTTGGTCTACATCCTCTACCGTGAATTTAATTTTAGCGGTATTTTTATTGCAAGCAGTAGCTGCCGTCGTTTCTATTTTATAGTTGAACGGTGATGAATCTTCGGAAGGGCATTCAGAATAGAACTGATTATAGAATTTATCTATGGCAGTACTTCCTGGTATAAGACCAAAGAAAAAATAGAATGAATTCTCATACAATGGGAATATATATCCCATTTCATCCGGCATAATGTTAACGGATTGCCTATTAACTACCTTTCTCATATAAAAATGCCTGACTTTTGTACTATAATCAAGCACATTACCTAAAGCATCTTTATTATAAGCATATCCTCTAAACGGATTGCTTGTAAGCGAAATGTCACCAAGTTTCATGTCATTACTTACTGACTCAACATAAACTGTCTCGCCACCTTTTGTATAGACATCAAATTCCATCCAAAACCATCTAACTCTTTTCACGGTTATTGCATTCACCATGCTACCCTTCATCATGTCAACATTATTTATTGAGCCAAATCTGAAGTCAAGATAGTCGCGATTTCTATCATCTGAGGTAAAACCGTATGTATAATCCGGAGCAATGTCTTCCAATCTTCCATCAAAGTTTGTTGGATAGAAGTATGTGAGGTTATATGTTTTATATCCCGTCGTTTCATTTACCTTTTCACCAACCAAAGGATTGAAGTTAAGGGTTGCAAACAAAGCCCTTGCATCAATATCCTCAAGTTCACGCTTAGTTATAAGGCCATCCATATAAGAAATAACCTTTTTGTCTGTGTTTTTACCATAATCAATGGTAACATCAGAGTCCATGGTAACGCCAAGTTCACAAATTCTCTCAGCATTTATACATGTTTTTCTATCACTAAATCCATCAATATCAATACGGTCAAGATGCTTTTTCCATCCACCAAACCACGCTGCAATAAAGCCAACTACGCCACCAAGGGCACCGGCCAAGGCAAGTGTCCAGTCTGTTCCATGATATATCTCACTGGCTTTTAAACCAAAGAATAAACCACTACCTAATTTAAATTTATATACACCGGAACTTGTATTGCTACCTTCGTCATTCCACCTATTTCCCCAGTTCATACCATTATAGGTGACTTCATCAAGTTCTTCATCATCATATGCCGGTTGTTGTTTCCTAACATCTTTTGGGTCATCGCCCGTATCATGAGGCTTTTTAACGCCTATTGGCGGTATATTACAAGTGGTGGCGGGATATCCATGCCCTATAAATGGTATACCATCAATGTCACATTCATCAAGGCTACCCAACAATATTATATCTGTCGAAAATAGTCTTACATAATCATAATAATCCCTATGGATAGGATTTCCATATTCATCCTGTTCATCCTCGCTACCCACAATTTCATCTTTTACCTTGTTTCCGAATGAATAGTAGTAGATATTAGCGCCATCTTTGTTTTCAATGTTTTTAATAATGCCTGACATAAAAACATGGCTTCCATTGCTTATGGATGTATACATACTATGATAACTGCTATAATCAAATGAATTACCCATTTTAAGGTTTACATCCTCATAGGATAAAGAGCAATTGTTGTAAAGATACAAAGGCCTTTCAAGTTTGAAATCCTTGTCGCATTCGCAAAACTGATTTTCATAGGCAGACTCTCCCTTTTTGTAGTTCTTTTTCTTTCTTATGTGCCAGAACCACAAAGGGAAGTATAAACAGCCATTAAGCCAATCATTATAAAAATCAAGGCCGATGGAATCCAAATCTTCAAGTATAGACTCTCTTACATCATCAATACTATACTTAACGTTCTTATGCCTTAAAAAGCGCCAAAATCCACTTACGTTATTACTTCCCTTTCCTAATAATGAAAGTATATAATAACCGGAAATTGAAAAATTAAGGTTTAACTTATTATAAGGGATAGGAGTATTTTTCTTTGCGTCCTTTTTATTCACTCCCTTAATGGCAAAGTAGTTAGTATTGTTTTCATACTGACTAACTTGAAGCCTTGGGACATAACTTTTTACTGAATAAACCTTATTCCAATATAAATCCCTAAAGCATTCCTCGGGTGTATTAGTACCAAATATATAGTAAGCATCATTTTTAAACACATCATCGCTTACTTGAGGAATTACATAGTTTTTCCTAATAGTTGGGTTATTTGGTACAAGATATCTTGCTTTATGCCTTGTAAGGTTGCTATCACCGTTTTCATTAAGCGTAAACCTAAACCTTACCCTTGTTCTTGTGGCAATACCCTTATTGGGGTTATTCGTCGGTATGATGTTTCCATACTCATCCATGCCAACATAATCAAGGTTCATTGGTATCTGATAACAGAACACACCATCCCCATCAATAAGTTGGTTTCCCCTGATAACAAATTCCTCAACCTTGTCATCAAAGGTTTTCCTAATCATTTCTATCTTTCCCTCACTTGGAGATAATTGTCCGGCTTCTCCAATATTTGCATCCGGAATGCATGTATGGCCAATGCTACTTGTATCAGTATCGGTCATCACAGAACCCATGAACACGCAAGTTGTTTCAAACTTGTATTGCAAATTTATATCCTTTCTCGTAATAGCAACCTCATTGGATGACCTATCTCCCCAAAATGGATAAACATTAACAGCAGAATTTTCCGTATATATCTGCGCCAAAGAGTTGATATTGGTGCTTTTTTTGAATTGTGAGGGGCTATCGAACATGTTCATGGAATATCCCTTATAGAGGAAATCTCGTGGCTTCTGAGACAAAATTCCAATGTCAGAAAAATCTACGTCCACATGAAGAACTTGTTGGCCTGTGGGAACGCCAAATATCATATAATCACCGGCTTTATTAGTTACGGTTGTATATTTGTAATATTTGTCATATACCTCCAATATTGAATCGTTGTCCAAAACAATTTCCTTTTTTGGGAATGTGCCAACAGGACGATGACAATCGTTTTTCTTATAGTCAGGTAAGGTGTTATAAATTATGTTATCACTATTGCGGTCAGTTGCACTTTTATATGGATAGATGCTCTTTATATCATTTCTAAGAGAGTCGCCATCACTTAATGGTATGAAAACAGACACCTTGACGTTTGGGACGCCAAACGCCTCATTAGCAAGAACCCTCCCGACTATGACGCCATAATCGGAAGAGTACGTTTTATAAAGTTTTTCCTGACTTATCTTAAGCGATAATATCTCATATAAATCAATATCCTGCTTAAGATTAACGTTTAACACTTGGTCAGTGCCAACATTTGCTTTTATTCTGTAACTTCTATCCATTTTTTAAACTATCTATAACCCTTTTAGGAATATCAGGCTCAAGCCTGTCATTTGCAATGAAATTTATAATTGATGTTATAACGAAATAGAAGTAAAACCTAGTAAATTGATATATAATTCCAATTTTTTCAAAAAAATCTAACTTTTTTTTGCTCTTTTCGTCAATAACTCCATTTATAACATTATCCACCTCATCTTTATCCGTAACTTTTTTACAATTGCAACCCATAACTCATCAAATTAATTTACATCTTACTTGAATGTCATCATCTCGTAATATCTCATACATTGAATTATAATCACTATATAATACGTGGTCAATGGCATCAAGGTCAATTTTAAATGAATCAGCCGTGGAATCAACCTTAAACACATTTGACGTATTTGTTGAACATGTTCCGGTTATGCCTGCCTCAGGGAATGGACATCTGTCAGAACTATACGCCCCATTATATATGCTATAAACCTCAAAGTTAATGAGCGATATAACGCCATCCACCGTCATTATTTCTCTTTCAAGGTCGCCAACAAACAAATCATCACCCATATCATGATTATCAACATTCATGTATTCTTTAATAGTATCAATAACATTGGATAACACGGTTGGTGTATCATAAGTTTTGCTAATAAACAAGTCAACGGCAAAGCCTATGTTGTATATTTTACCACTGCGACACTCAATATAATCATTAATGGTTCTATAATGAGACATATATTCCTCTATGTTGTCAACAAGCATCTCCGGCAAAGCCTTAGTAAGTTTTCCACCGGCATTCATTCCAAGCATGCTAATCACAATCTTATTGTTTTCTTCAGAAACTGCGGCCCTATAAGGTGCTCCATATTTAGGGGGCATCAACATAAGTCTTGCCTTATAATCCTTCAAAGTAACACACCTTTCTTGAGATGAAGTGTTATATTTGATAAGATATCTCATCTCCTGTGCTGAAGGTGCATCCTTACCGGCGACAGCAGGACTTGTATTAGTGACCGTTAATGAGTTAATTACAGCGCCTCGTTTTGATGCATCACCATTGTGTTTAAATTCAGCCACAGAAAGCGTAACCGTATTAATTGCACCAACGCCAATATTACTTGATATACCACCACCAACGGTATATAGTATATACATAGTCCATCCCTCACGCGGAAGCACGCCAAGCATGTCGTTGTTTATCATGTTTGATATAAGTCGCTCAGAAAACTTGGACTTAACGGGCGGCAATATGTTATAATGTACACCGGCGCCAAATATAATCTTAAGATAGCCATTGTCAGTCCTTTCAGTTATAAATTTCTGAGAAACCGGCGTCCATTTTCCTCTATAATATCTTGTGGTTCTTCTTGATGCCATTCCATCCTCATCAGTATATGTTTCGGTATAGTCCTCATACATGTGCGGATTAAAGAAATCTTGAATAACAAGGTCATCATCCTTATCACCAATATTAATGTCAGTTGTAAATCTATATTGGTCAACCAAAGAACTCATTTCAAAAAACCTATAAGTTTCAGAGGCTTCACTAGTCATTTTATACCTTTCAGCATCTATATAGAATTCAGAAATTTCTGGGTCTTTCTTAAAGTTAGATGATTCTTTGAAAATAATTGATTCCACATTCATTACATCCTTCTCAGGAAGAACAATGTCCATGAACGGCTTTAAATCCTGATTAAGAATAACCTTTTTAAAAATACGTGTAACACCATTTATAACAACGGTAGATTTAGTTACCGTATAAGCAGTAATAATGCCATTGCCATCCCTCCTCGGAGTAAAGGTTCTATTAGAATACCCATCACTATTAAACTGCTCGCCAAAATCAACATCTTCCGTCAATTGAAAATTAAGATTGCCGGCAGATACAACACTGCTTCTTTTAAGTATTGGTGCATAATCCCAATTAGGCTGAGAAATGTCACCCGTGTTTTCATTATAAGGTTCAATTATACAACTTATCTCAACCTCACACATACTCGCTTTTGGGCCTGGCATGTTTAACCCATTAGTCCTTGCAATATTTAACAACGTACTCTTAAGATTTGCACTGTTAATATTCGTCTCTTGGTAGGTTCTATCGATGTGATATGAAAGATTGTCACTGACAGCGGCCACAAGGTCAACGAACCATGAGCCAACACTTGAGTCGTTGTAACTATCGGCAAGTTCCGGATAGTACTTGTTGCTGAACTTTATAAGTTCAGAGCGATAATCATCGAACGTTCTGGCTAAATAATTTATCTTTTTTTGCTGAGACATAGTATTTCTTCTAACAATTGTTCCTTATTTTTACCGTCAAAATATAGCAGATTGACGTTGTTTGCTTCACATAGAGTTTTTTTTCTTTCATCAAGTTTTCTTATGTATTCAAAATTTTCTTTCGCCCACTTTTCTCCTTTACCGGCAAAATCAACGGGTTCAAAATGTTGTTTTCCTTGACATTCTATTCCTATTTTATAATCCGGTAAATAAAAATCCAAACTTTGTCTTCCTATCCATTTTAATATATTTTTACTTGCTAAATGAATGTAATTAACGCCTAATGAATCAAGTTCGCACATTATCTCCAATTCTAATTTGCTGGCATTACATTTAGGACACCCACAACCTTTCAAATGGTCTGCTGGATATTGCCAAAATTCACCATGTTCCGGACATAATATTTTAACTTTGGTGAAATAGTTAACATACTTAGATTGAGAATAATCATATTTGTTTTGGTGCACATCATTGGCCTTATTAATCCATTCTATGGTGTTATACTTATGCTTTTTACTGCATTTAGGACAACCATGCCCTTTCAAATGGGACAATGGGCTTATTTCAAACTCTCCATGCTCTGGACAGATTATTTTTATTTTTGCACTTCTACTTTTATACTCGACTTTGGAATAATCATACTTATTTCCGTGAACTTTTTTCGCCTCCTTTATAAACTCTTCCACCGTTTTTGTTTGTTTTCTATGACCATTTTCAATACCACATTTCGGACAGCCATGGCCATTCATTAAGTGATAAGGTTTTATCATAAAATCCCCGTGAATTGGGCACGTAACGCATATTTTTGTTTGTGCATTTACATAGTTAGATTTTTCAAAAGAGTATTTTTCTCCATATTTTGCCACATATTCTTTTACAAAAGTTTCAGTTGTTTTACTAGTATTTAGCGCGTGTTTTTCAGCCTTACACTTTCCACACCCATGGCCCATTAAATGACTATTTGGTGTTTGTTCAAATTCACCATGCACCGGACATATTATTTTAACCTTAGTTTTTGAGTTAACGTATTCCACCTTGGAGTAATCATACTTATCTCCATGTATCTTCCTTGCCTTTTCTATAAATTCTTCCGTCTTTGTCATAACTTTTTTATAACTGAGTAATAATGCTATCGCTTACGGTCTGATTTCCCTCAGATACCGAATAATCCATGCGAACAAATATTGCAGATGTTTCTTCTTCGCTCTGCACCACACGTATATCATTTAAAACAACATTTGGCACAAAACGCTGAACGCTTTCTGTTATTTCATTTTTAACAGATTCCCAACTTTCGGAATCATTTGGCTCGAATATGTAACGTATCAGGTTAGTGCCAAACTCAGGCATCCTTAGCCTTTGCCCTTTTGGCGTGAAAATTACATGCATTATTTGGCTTCTTACCTTATCCTTTATTGAGCCATTCATATCAACAAAGAACTTTTGATAGTCATCGTGCGTAAAAGGGAACTTCATCCCGAAAAACTGACGTTTTGCCATTGAACAATAAAATTACACTAATAAGTACTTAAAATATAGGTTTTTCAAAAAAAAATGGAAGTCATTTTTGACTTCCATACATTATCTCATTAACGCTCCTCCATTCTGATATATACTGCTTATGCTTTTTCATCATTTCCAAAATTTATTTGTTATTTCTTCAAGTTTGTCGGCATTAATCTTATACATTTTTTGATTTGTTGTTTTCTTGTTAAGTGGCCCAAATTTATCATCATATCTGCCGATTTTTATGTAGTCAAAATTTTCAATTTCTATTTCATCAGATATTTCATCTCTTCCACTATACCATCCAACTTTAATTTTTCCATAAAATGCATTTTTAACCCACCACGCATAGTAATTAATTTTACTTGGTTCAGCATCTCCGCCCATAAAGCAAACACACGTTATTCCACTATTTTTTTCTATTAATGTTCCAAGTTCTAATGGGTCAAGTTCCTTGCCAATATCATCCCAAAGATATTTTGAATGGCAAGCCGAACATTTACAAGGGCAGTTACTAATATTAATTGCCAACGTTATTTCATCCGGTATTTCTTCAAATACAATTTCAGTCTCAGTATACTTCATAATATCATTTTTTAAAAATCCATTTATGCTTAATTTTAGAATAAATCGGTATGTTTTTATACGCTTTTGTTAGCATTCCCCTAAATGTGTTTTTACTTTTAAAATTAGAACCATATTTCTCATAGCATTCATTAAGTGTATGATTAACATAATATTTCCTCATTTCATATACCTGTTCGTTTGTTACAATAGCATTACCATTTTTTTCACCTGACATTCTTTTTGAATCCATGTGTTTATGCTTATATTTGTTACTTTCTGTATATACTTCCGGCATTATACTTTTCCAAGTTGTTCCTTCGTATATTTTTTCAAATGCATCAAATGATATTTTATCTTTGTACATCTCCCAACACTTTTTGGCCCCAACTTTGCATTCAGAATATATAATCCTTATTTTTTCCACATCTTCCACGGTTAATTTGGCTCTTGGATTTCCATCAAGTTGATTCCTTTCCCCACCTCTTGTGACATTATATCCTTTATCCGGATTAGTTGAATCACATTCTTTAATGTACTTTCTTTCTAGTTCGCCTAATTTAGCGACATCATCAGTTTCATCAATCACTTCTATTTTAAACGCCCCGACGCCATATTTTCTCATCGAAATATACAAATGGTTATTTTTTCGTTTAGACGCCCTTATATGATTTTTCCATCTTGTATCCACGTCAATTGTTGTAAGCCCAATATAGACCTTATTATTTGTTGTATTTGTAATTTTATAAATGTAAAACATAATTCAAGTATTCTGACAAAAAATGGGTGTTAAACACCCATTTTTTAATTTATTCATAAAATCTCATTCCCTCTTCAACCTGTCTTGGCTCGGCAAACGCGGAAACTTTTTTAAGATAGCCTATAATTCTCGTTAAGTAAGATATGTTTTTGCTACCGCATCTTGGACATGTATCTATCGTGTGCTTACTTATATACCCGCATTCTTCACAACACGAATTCTTAACGTTGAACGTGAAATAATTACATCCCTCTTTCGCAGCAACCTTTAAAAGTTGTCTGTACTGTTCAAAAGATAAATGCTCTTTTAAATTTGTATGATTCGCAGAACCGCCGTCCAAATATTTAACATAATCTCTTCCATGTAGTTTCATTTTATCTAAAACAGATATATTTTTGTCTTCCGGATTAAAGAAATATGAACTATACATAATATGGTTAGGACTTACATAATATCCATCTTTTTTATCCCAATTATAGTTCTTTACTGACAGATTTTCACCCGGTACAAACTCAGTATTATACATGCATTCCCTTGTTCTATCAGCAGCATTACATTTATTAATAGTTTCTAAAACAAGATTTACAAATTCCTTATACTTGTCGTTTGGTGTAATTTCCAATCCAAGAAATTCAGCAGCATCCGTCAAACCATTCACGCCAACCGTTAAATATTGTTTTTTAAGCGATATAAAGCCGGCATCATATACAGGAAGCATTTTGGCCTTAAAGAAATCCTTTATTATTTCGTTAAACGCCCTTTGATATTTATGAACATTTGATGTCATTTCCCATATTGCCTTGGAAATATATCCAAATACTTCATCGTGATTTTCATCAGTCAGCCTAAACTTACCATCAGCATCATATTCCTTTTCTTTATCATCTATATATGCCCCAACTGCGTTTTGAATAACTCTATTAAGGTTTATCGTCATAACAGACTTTGAGCCTGTAGCAACTGATGCAGTACCCATAGAAAACTGATGTTGTGTATGGTTATGTCCATCATCCTGTTGCCCGTCTTTTAAAGAATTTCGGAGCCGGCAACACGATGATAGGCTATCAGGTGAATCGCTTAAATAGCAAAAGAATGAATGGCCCTCAGCCCACATTTCAGCGGTAAAGTCTGCATATTCCTTGTCTATAAAGTCATCTTTTCCGTCAGTAAGCATTGCCATTGTTTCCACTGGGAATGTAAGAACATATTTTTCTCTTTCCTTGTTAAACCATTTCATGAATTTTTTCTGTAACCATGAAAGTGTTTCCCATTTTGGCTGAGAGCCATCCGGAAACCTAAACTCACCAAATACGCCATCAAAATATGGCTTATCAAAGTAACCAACATTCCAAAAAACTGTCTGATAGCCACGATTACCTGCCGGCATATTCATGGAATGAACAACCTGCTGAAAGCCGTTTTCGATAACCTGTTCCAATGTCCTACTTTTCTTATTCAGTTCAACAACTTCGCCAAGTCTTTCAAGATAGTTGTCGCCGTAGTCTTTTCTAACGAAATAGTCAAAATACATAAGGAATTCGGGAGTTGCCACAGCGCCTGCGAATTGTGATGAAACCGAATATACAAGATTTATAAATTCCCCGCAAAAACTCTTCAAATCAGTTGGGGCTATTGATACTCCGCCAAGTTTAGTTAAACCATCAGTTAAAAATGGATACATTGTTATTGCAACGCAATACGGAGTACCGGGAATAGCGGTTTCATCATGTTTATATAAAACATGACTTTCCAAATCTTTAATGTACTGCTCTGATAGTTTTTTGCTATACAATGTTTTAATTTTGTTTTTCATTATATAGCGATTTTGTTTTATGTTGTTGACCTTATAAAGTTCTTGGCCCATCGTAACAACATTCTTATTACTAACGTTGGCGTTTGCATCATACTTCGAGCCGGTAGAAGCGTTGGATGCCTTTATATAATCATCAATGAAACTATTCTTTTTGTCCAGTTCGTTATTTGAATCGAACTTCTGTATATAAGCCTTTGCAACCTTCTTATTAAGAGACATGAGACTTTCCTCTACCTGTCTTCTAATTTCAGAACTTGATATTTTATCATACACATAAAGGCTTGATAATATAGCACTTACAACCTCCTCTTGACAAGGCTCATTAATGGATTTATATGCTTCGCATATGCCATTTCTAACTTTCTGCTCATCATATTCTTCATATGACTTGTCACTTTTATAAACAATCATATTTACTTACGAAAGTTTTTTAACATTATTTTTATCACGAAAACCGGTTTTTATCATAACATGCATGTAGAAATAAATATGCACCCATCTCATAAAATTGACACCGATTTTTTCAAAAAAAGGCTATCATTTTTGTAACTCAATGATAGCCAAAATGGTATGCAAAAAAATTTTTTTCTATTTTTTAAAATCATTTTTTATGCTCTCAAAAACCATTTTTTGTGTTTCAAGATTCTTCTTTTCCTTATCCTTTTGAAGCGCAAACATGCCGTTATATTCCTCAACATTATCAGTGCTTATCCTACAAGTACCATTATTGAATTCGACACCATTAAACACCTTTCCTGCCTTACCGGCTCTGTTCTTAAGCACAGCAATGGTGGCATAGTTATTCTCAATATCATCGACCGTTCTTGCTATTGACAACACAATATGTGCAATCTGAATCTTCTTAAAAGAACCGCCTGCCTTGTCCATAGTGACAACCTCAGCATTAAGGGAATCCTTTGTACCTTGAACGGGAATCCACATGGCTATGTTAAGTTCGCCGGCCATGGATTCAAACTTTCTCATGGTTTTACCTTCTTTTTCCCATTTATCATCAGTGGAATCACCCCTACTTAATAAACATTCAAAGTAGTCAACTATAACCAAATCAGGGCTAAAACCTATGTTCTTAAGTTTAACTATAAGACGTTTAATATCATCAGCAGTCTTTTCACCACTTGGAAGCCTTACAATTCTTAGGTTTTTTTGAAGCGTTTCCCTATCCTCATAATGCTTTAATTGCTCTTTAACGGATTCTACGATACCGGGCTTTGACAAATCCTTTGCCTCAATTCCAGTTATTCTTCCAATATGCTTTCTTTGTATCTGCTTGACCCTATCCTCGAAAACTATTTGAAGCACCTTATAACCATCGTTGTTGTTCTGAGGGCATCTGTAAGTGGCGGCAAATGATGCCATTGCAGTAGTTACTGATGTCTTACCAAAACTCGATGAGCCAACAATAACGCCAAGTTCTCCCTTTCCCAAGCCGCCCTCAAGTGTCTCATCGATTTTTCCAATTCCCGTTGGTATTGCCACTCGATAATCCTCAGAAAGGGTTTCGTTTTCATTATCAAAAACACTTGAGCCAAGGTCTTCTGACGTTCCTTGTATTAGGGCTTTATTAAGTAAATCTACGCATTTATCATAGTTGCCAACATCGCCATTACCGGCTATATTTATGATTTCATTGGCCACCCTAATCATGTTTTGTTGCTTAAAAAACTTCTCGGCAAGGTCTTTTATATATTCAGAACCTTCGGATGATGTATTATGAACTTTATCAACAATTTCATCAAAAAACTGCCTTTCTATCTCATTATGTGCCTTATTAAAAAGGGTTATTTTAAGTATATCATAACCCGGGACAACTTGTTCTTTGGAATAATATTCACGCATAACCCCAACCAATGTTTTAAGGTTGGGGTCGGTGAACAAGTTTTGGTCAATTATGTCACACAAATCCTTAAAAAAGTTCTTATCCTCAATAAATTCGTGAACAAGTTTATACTGAAAGTCTTCCCCAAGAAATCCTATCTTATTTATTTGTGTGCTTTTTGCCATAATCAACCCTTAGTATTATTTTCCGCTTTTTTCTTTGCGCTGTCTGCTGACAACTTAAACCACTTTCTCTCCAATTTACGGTTCTGAGAGTCAATGTTGAAGTTATACTTAACTTCCTTCCCATCCTTACCCTTTCCATATGGAACTGATGTAATGGTATAGTCACTGAGTGAACTATATATGTTATTATACTCAGAACACGTCTCACATATCTTCTTCGTTATCTGTTGAAGAAGGTCAGGTTTATCAAATATCATTGACCTTAATACCTGTTGCTCAAAACTAAGTCGGCCCTCGTTTGACTTGAAATAAGAATCCTTGTCATAAGTATATGTTCTTCCATCCTTTGTGACAATCTTAACGACCTTATTGCCAATGTCAACCTTATCACGGATAGCCTTTGGATAGCCATATCCGTCCCATATCTTACTGAAAACAACCCTCTTTCGGTCAGAAACCTCAAACTTAAAGGTACATTCCCAAGGCTCAATAAGCGGTTGGTTAAACTCTTCAATAGCATCCGGCTCCATTGGATTAAAATAGTACCATGTATAAACCCTACTCTTAGACTTGAGGTCATCATCAATCAACTTGACAATGCCATCAATGGCTTCCTTAAACTCAAGGGTTTCCATACTGTGCTCAATAAAATCATTAATTCTAAAATTTCTCTTACAAATAATGTTACCGTTAACATACAAAGCAAATTCAAATCTCTCTTCCTTGTAAACTACCGGTTCTTTTTGTGTGTTGTTTGTCATAAATTTATAAATTAAAGTTAAACAAAAAATAAAATTAACATCTTTTAACAATGCAAATATACAAAAAAAAATTAAGAAAACAAAAATTTTATACCATTTTTTTCAAGATATTTATCAAAATCTCCATCATGTTCAAGAAAAAACATTTCCGGCTTCCTTATCGCATTATACAATTTTGTGATGCCATTGTTCTCTATTAAAGTTGGCTTCAAATGTATCAGTTTCAAAAAACTTCCAAAGTTGTGGGTTTCCTTTAACTTCCTTATTGCAAACCTATCGATTTTTCTCATTTCCATATGCTTTCTCAGTTTTAATCAGCCTTTCATACATCCCAAACAAACTTCCAAATTTTTGCTCATTTAGCATATCACTCATCCCATTCTCATATATAATGTTATATATATTCTTTATATCCCTTCCATCGGGTGATAATGGTGCATGCATTTCTTCCTTCATTCCTTGTTCCGCCTCTTCTGTAAGCATTGGTTCGGACAAATCTATGATTTTTCTGTTTATCTCATATATATCTTTTCCCTGACTGCCATCTGTAATCGATTTAAGGACATTTTCAAGCACTTTGAGAGGCTTTTTCTTCTCATCCTTCCTCTCTTCCAATAAAGCCTCAGAACGCTCTAAAATCGAATTTAATGAGGTCGGAACATCCTTAATGGATGGGAAATACTTAAACAACGTCTGCTTTCCCATTCCCTTTATTCCTTTTATGTTATCAGAAGCATCGCCGCATAACATCTTTTCAAGAACAACGTTTTTATGGGTTATGCCCAATAACTCAACAGAGTTATTAGGGGTAACAAACTTCTTAAGCGACGGAATATATAAGCAAACATCGTCGGCGATGAGTTGGGACAAATCCCTGTCACCGCTCACAATAACAACCTTTTCATTGGGCATCTTGTTTTTAACATAGTTTGCAACAAGGTCATCACCTTCCACGTTATCATACATAAACTGACGCACATAAAGGTTTTCCAATATAGTTTGTAAAATGTATCGCTGTCTCTGAAACGCTTCATCCTCATTTTCTGCCCTTACAGTTTCCTTTTTCTTTGAGTTGTGATACTTTAATACCTTCTTGCAATATTCTGCAATCTTAATGTCATATTCGGTTGCACCGGTAAACATATCATAATGTTTATCACGATTGGCCTTATAATCCTTATATATGTTATACCTTAATATTCCCGAATTATAGCCATCCCAACAGCAAACACAATGATTAAAGTCCTTTTTCTGCAATAGATTACCAACCTGTCTGAGAAAAAGAAATATTGCGCCATATTCTTCACCCTTTCCATTCATTCTCTTATCAACAAGGGAAATCTTAAGCAATGAATTACCATCTATCAAAAGGGCGTATATGGGTTTATCATTGCTGACATCATTTGCCTCAGCACGATTCCTTCTAACTACTTGTTTTACCATTTATAAAGAATATGCATTTGTTGTTGTTATTGTTGTAGATGTTGTACCATTATATGTAACATATGTACTATTATATGCCGGCAAATAAGGGGCAGTTATATACGTCACGGAAGGATAAGTCGCCGCCGGTATGCTGCATCTATATGTGTTTCCGTCAAAAGAGTATTCATATATTTGGTTTCCATACTCATCGGTTTCTAAAAACTTAATATCTACTTTTGGGATATACATCTCCCTACTGTACTTAAACTTTGGTTTCATAACATTTCTTTTCTTAAAGATTCAACAATTAAACGGTCAATTTCAGCGGCAATTTGTTCAGAAAGGACTGCGGTTAACTCAGCCTCAGCATCTTTTGGCGTTAAACCCTTATAACGCCCCCAAAATGCCTCATCACATCTATAATATTGCTCATTTCTATACTTAAACTTTGGTTTCATACTATTTTTAATAAAAAAATGTTAAACTTGATGCAAGTATACAAAAAAAATGTTAAAAAAACAAATATTTTCAAGAAAAAACGCTGCCAATGCTTAAAAAATCTGACAAATCCTTTTTGATATATTTCACAATAGCTGTAGGCGGTATATTATCATAAGTCCAAAAGCCGCACGATGTGTTTGGGTCAGTATAAAATTTGGCGTTCTCACTTATTTTAGTGGTATCAATGATATAGAAGTTATATACACCTTGTTCATCAAAACCGTTTTTCTTAATCGCAATTTCAGCCATTTTTCTAAATATATCTTCCTTAGTACCTTGCATGCCAAACAAATATATTCTCTCAGGATAATCAAACTTCTCATTCTTTGATTTTGGGCACAAACCATATTTTAAAATTTTATTCTCATATTTCTCGGGCGAACCATGAACCAAATACTTAAACGCCTTAACAACGTCGTTCATGGCCTCCTGATACTTCTTTTCAAACTGCAACCTGATAAAGGTATCACCCTCAATCCTGTGTGCAACAAAATATCCACAAAGATTTACCATCACTCTTGTTATCTCCTTTTCATAATCTTCATCCTTGGGAATGTCAACAACGATTACATATTCATTTTCCAACCTTATCATGCTTGGGTCCAAATTAACATACTTCCTAAGATATTCAACAACCTTTTTCGCTGGATAACTTTTTATCAAGCCCTCATAAAGGGAAAACATAATCTTTCCCTCAGTAAGCATGGCGTTATAAAACAAATTATCACAAGACATATCATATCCCAAAACCTTGCTCTCAGATTTTGTTAACCTTACGGTTCCATCTTTTAATAGTTCCATATTTAAGCATTTATAAACTTTATTAATTCATCCTGATTTCTAGACAACGACCTTGCTTTATATTCTATTGCACACTTTGGACATCCATGCCCTTTAAATAAACTCATAGGAATTGTTTTCCATTCATACCCACAAACATTACATTTGCATATCCCATATTTGTTGTTTCCATCATATACAAATTTAGAATAATCTATGTCATTTTTGTTGTTTTCTCTAACCTTTTTCAAAAACTCTTCTTGCGTATACTTCTTTGCCATTCTTCAAAACATTTAAAGGCGGGACTTTTCAATCCCGCCGGTTAATTTAATCGACCGTTTCCTCCTCAGAAAACTTAACATCACCCTCAGCAATTTCAACATTATCGCCATCCTTATTGCGCTGCATTTCTATGGCATTGAGAATTGCTTTTATATTCTCCTTTTTATATGCGTCAACATCACTTTCCGAAATAATTCCGTTGTTAACGCAACACATAGTTCCCTCATACGTTATGTTATAGGGCGAAGGAAGTTGATTTTTTGTCACTTTTACCTTAGTGATGATTCCATAGTTATAGGTTTCTCCTTTGGCAGTGGCGGTTAACTTCTTAACAGCAGATTTTGCAACGCCGCCAACGTGAAGTATTAACCTAGCACCAAAAAATAAAGATTTTCCGCCTTTTAACTCTATGGATGGGACGCCCGGCATTCCGTTCATCGAGTCATTCCATATCTTATTGACACAGAAAAACGTGTTAGTATAAGGTTCTCCAATGTTTTTCGATGCGGGTATCCTACCATTTATTATGCTGTTAAACTTTTCTGATATTGCTCCCGCGTCGAACATATTGTTTGAAGACTTGCTTGTAAGAGACTTATAGGATTGTATTGAGCCAACAGAGTCCCATATAAAGCAAATTGGTTGTTGTATTTTTCCATCCGCTTGAAAATCCAATATTTCGTTTATTGAATATGCTATGTCATCGAGAACGGGTTCTTTTCTTTTCTTCGAGCCACGTTTTCCATTTGAATGGTCAATGTCTCCATACATTTCAGCAATGGTTGGCGAATTATAGACGAACACGCCCTCTGCCTCATAGTCAACAACTTGTTCTGAAATTTCACCGGTTTCTTCATCGATAACTTCCCTTATAATTGGTTTTGCTTGAACGCCACAATCCATTGCATATTTCCAATCAAAATGGTTTTCTGTTTCATAAACGACAGCCATAATGCCTTGTCGCTGGCATGCTGCTATAAGACAATTTTTTAATGTGGACTTGCCAGTGTTTGACCATCCTGTTACCAATGTTAAGTATCCTTGAGGAATTCCCGGCAGTTTAAGTGCCTCCTCAAAGGCTTTTGGCATTAGAATAAATTCCATTGGTTTATTTGCGCTGGACGTTTTAATGTCACTTGACTTTATAGGTGTTTTCTCATCATAATTTTTAAACCCTAGAAGGCTTCTTATCGCAGAAGTGCTGGGTTTACTGAATTCTTTTTTCTTAATGGCTTGTTTCATAACGTTAAATGTTTTTTAAATTTCTAATTTCTTATCAAAGTGCATTTTCAATGCGTTTTTAACCGTCCCATCAAATATCATCATTTTTTATCTTTCCCCTTATTAATTCTTTCCAATCCTTTCTACAGATTGGCTTATAAAGGTCATCCCCTCCAACTAATATTTGACTACCCTCAGTTATTATCTTTCCATCGGAACTAAACCTTGCATTAATGGATGCTTTTTCTCCGCATTCGCAAGATGTTTTTATTTCCTCTATTGTATCAGCAATTTCGAACAATCTTTTTGATGCCGGAAATAACTTTGACTTGAAATCGGTTCTCAATCCATAGCATATCACATTGATATTAAGATAGTCCACAACGTCTGATAATTGGTCAATTTGTTCCTCGGATAGGAATTGGCATTCATCAACAAGCACCCATTGAAGTGGTTTTTCCAATGATGCAACCCTTGCATGATTATATTCATTTATTCCCTTGAACAAATTCATACCCGGTTCTATTGCCCCACATTCTCGTGATAATCCTGCCCTTGATTTAACAATTGTTGCGCCATCCCTTGTATCTATTGATGATTTTAGTACAAGAACGGGTATTCCTTTTTCGTCAAAGTCATGAGCAGTTGCCAATAACCTTAGAGATTTTGAACTACTCATGACCCCATGTATAAATCGTAATTTTGCACTCATGAAAACATGCTTTATTTCGCTTAGAATGGCAAATCATTTATGCCGTCTACAATTATGCCACCCATATTATTTTCGTTTGCCTTGGGCAATTCTTTTGGGAAATCTGAGAAATCTCTTTTATGTTCGGTAAGGTTTTCCTTAAGTTCTTCCTCAGCGGCTTTTTTATCTTCCTCTACTTTTTGCGCCTTATCGACATATTTTCCCTCCGCCTTGTCATAAATGGGAACGCCACCTTGCACGACTATTGACATATAGTCATAGGATTTAACGGTATAAACCTCATTCCATTGTTTCGGGTCATTAATCCAAGCCATTCCCTGTTCAAAGTTTTCCGTCAATGGTGATTTGTCTTCATCATCAACAATCTTAATAACCGTTTTATTGTTATTATCCTTTGAAAGTGTTACAATCAAGTCTTTTCCCTCATTAAGGTCGAAAATGTTACTTATTTTACCCTTTCTTTCAGCGGCCTTTTTTCTTTCATAGAAAATATTCATGATTTTATCATAAACGCCGTCCTTTTTGGAAGAGTCATTAAACAGCCAAAACTTAACTCCATCTTCCTCGTGCCCTCTTTCAATACATCTTACAATCCAAGCCGGTTTAACACGATTCATGAATTCCACATCGCCATACTTTTTCTTTTCAGCCTCAGTTTCGGCAGCGAATCTCATTTCCTTTGCTTTCGCTGAAACATCACAGAATGGGCAATTTTCTCCCATGTGGTTATGTGTTGGGCATACGAATGTCCGCCAACCGCCGGGACTTAATTCCTTGTTGACTTTAACCGTGTGAATAAAAACTTTCTTAAATGGGCTTCCACCTTCGGAAGAAAATGGCAGAAGTCTAATGGTAAGTGATTTTGTTGTTTCGCCTTGACCCAATCTCGCCTGAAGATAATTCTTTGGGTCAAACTCAGTTTTCTTTTTGCCGGCAGTTGTTGCCGCATGTTCTTTCTCGTACTGCTCTGTTACAGAGTTAACATCAATGTTTTTCTCTAAAATGTTGTTCATAAAAAATAATATTTAAAATGTGCATCTCCATGCACTAAGTATTCCAATCTAGTTGTACTGCAAATGTACAAAAAATATTTTAAAAAAACAAAAAAATCCCCAACTTTTTTTAAAAATATTGAGGATTCAAGGGTTTTTATCGTTTTAAGCCTTTTAATGCCTTATAAAAATCATTTCCTAATGCTCTTGCGCCGGGATTGTTTAGATATTCAAAGTCTTCATCATCCCTATATGGATTGCTCTCATTATATTTCTTGCCAAGATGGTCAATTTTAATAAGAACATTCTTTAAATCCCCAAATATTTCTTCTATTTCCCTATCCCCCTTAAGATATTTAATCTCGCTTGAGAAATCGGAAACTAAATTTTGAAGTTTCTTATATATACCGGCGATAGCTTCCTGCTTTGCATTTGCTTCCACATTCTGCCATCTGTCCCAATCATATTCCAATAAGGCTTCCCTTACTTTACTTTCGATAAGTTTATCTAACCTTTTACTCATTTTATTAGAGGCCAAAAATCTTTTTTATGTCCTGCTCAAAATCATCAGGTATGCTGAATGAATCAGCGACAACCCCATCTGTGAAGTCATCGACATCGTTATTTGTAATCACATATTCTTGAGTAGTAGGCTCGTCATTATCGGCATATGCCGAATAATTGCTGTTCTGTGCCTTATCTCCCCAAAACTCATTAGGCTTAGTATTAAAAGGATATGAATCAAGTGAACGGAGATTAAGTTTCTCAGTTTGTGTTGGATTTCTCTTTTCAAACTCTTGTCTTAGGCTTTCTATATCTTTATTGTTCTTATCAAACATTCCCTCAAGTTTATCTATAGCACCCAAAAGTTTCTCAATTCTTGTATCAACCTTTCCAAGGTCTTTACCTACGGCATTAACCTTGTCATTCGTCTTTTCTTGTGCCTTGGTAAGGTCATCAACATCAATAACCTCTTCATCCTCTTCGGGGGCTTCTTCGTCCATTCCACCCATATCAGGTCCTCCGTTCATTGGGTCTTGACCTCCGGGCATTCCTCCCATTGCGTT